GGCCCCAGAGGATCTCGTAGTCTCCACCGTCTTCCTTACGAAGTCCATGACCCTTTACGTCGGCCCACAGTTCTTCAGGGACACGGAAGAGGTACTTGGCTGCGTTGGCCTTGGTGGAAGTAATTATTGGAGCGCCATCGAGCGAGGAACCCCAAGCCTTCAGGTATTTAGAGAGGTTCCGATCAACATCAAGGATGACGATGCCGTTTCCACGAATGCCGGTGAAGACACCAACAGCTTTGAGGTCAGAATTGCGTTGGACCGCGAGAGCTACATCGGCAGGTCCGAACTTCTGTTCGTAGCTGGCCTCTAGAGGGTTCTTGCCAGTGGCTGGCTTGCCCGAAATCATCCGGGTGCCTTTGGCATATATCGGTGCGTATACCAGGCCTTCTGGCAGAGCCTTGACGAACTGATCGAAGTTCATGTAAGATTGGAACGGAATGTAAAACAAACCCGATTCGTCCTCTAGCTGCGGGACGGGTCGGGTGTTTTTTTATCCTACCGGAGGTTGACTGCCCGTCAATCGCGGATTACAGTATCAAGGCGTCCAAATGAGACGCGACAACCCAAGAGGCAAACAACCGTGAAACTTTCCTCAGGTTTTCTCGCCACCATCGAGAAAGAAAACGAAGGTTCATCTTCAGCAGATAACTATCTGCGTTACACGAAGCTGGATCAAGGCAAGCCTGCAAACTTTGCCTTGCTTGAGCAAGACCCGCTTGAGTATTGGCTGGTTTGGGGCGTAGCCAAAGAGAACGACTCAATGAAGCCTTTCCGCTTTCTTGAGCAGCCTGATCAATCCGACATCGACCTTGAGCTTGGCTCTGACTACGTTCAGTCGATGAACTACGACAAGACTGCTGTTCGCAAGCCGTCTCAGTGTCTGACCTGGCCTGTTTACAACTGGGACATCAACAAAGTCCAGGTGCTTGAGGTGTCTCACATCTCATTGGCGCGACAGTTTGCCAAATACGGCCTGAATAAGAAGTACAGCCGCAACCTGCTGGACTGGGACTTCGAGCTGTCAAAGATCAAGGCAGACATGGTGAAGTACGAGCTTCTGATCGTTCCCCGTGATGAGGACGAGCATGATGAGGCTGCGATGGAGAAAGCCTGGCGAGCTGCGGAGAAAGCTGGTTTCGATCTAAACCGGATCGTGACTGGTGGTGATCCGTTCAGCGAAGGTTGAAAAAAAGGGGCCTTTTGGCCCCTCTTTCAAAATAGTTGTTTGTCTATTAACTGAGGCATCGGCGGAAAGTCAGGAGCCTTGAAGACTTTCAATGGAGTGTTTAACACGGTGTAATTCCAGCATTTAACAAGGCACGCAAGGTGCTTTTGCTGCAACACGGTATTTCGCCCTCCCATAAGATGTCTTTCATACAATGCCTTTCTATACGCATATATTGTTGTTCCCTGGCTAACTCCTTCTCCTGTCGATAGCTTGGCGACAAACTTGTAAACGGTTTCTAGATCTTCATTTTTGTCGTCAAGCATCAGGATCAAGGCAAGCAACGCTCCTTTGTTCAAGAAGTTGAACTCTTTATGAGCTGATGCAACTTTTGTTGCCGCATCATCCATGGTGTCTTTACGGCAAACGTAAGTGTCTTTTATTTCTTGATGGGTCGGAAATGCTAGAGCACTCCAGGTTCTGGCAGGGTATCGAGAGTTGAGGATATAGATCTTTGTGCCGGTAGAGATTACGTCTGAGTTAGAAACGCCCATAACTTTCAAGGCGTCTTTAGCTGACCTGCCAACTCCGCAGTCCAGCAGGGTAAAGATCTCAGGATCGCAGTCGTAGCTGACGTTCATTGGAACGGTGCAGCCTGATTTTTGAACAGCAAACAATCGATGCTGCCCATCTAAAAGAGTGCCATCTGGAGCAAGAGCAATCCCCTGGTGAGTTCTTTTCCATTCACCAGCCTGCATAGCTGCCACATATTTTTTTACGACATTGCCTCTAACAGGTCTGTTTGATGAATTTTTAACCAGTAGCTCTTTTGCCCACTGGGGATTCATCATTGCGGTTTCATCGGTTCGCATGGTTGCAGGTTGGGTTGCGGGGTAGGTTTTCGAGCGAGTCCACTCACCTAATAAATTAGCACAGAAGTCTTTATTGAGCTACAGTAAGGCCAAGTTGCGGGTCTGAATTTTTTTGGTAAATTAGTGTCGGGGAGATGCGTCTATGGAACCACCCAAGACAGTTACGACATTTATGGAAGACGGGTGCGTCTCTGTGACTGTCGGTCATTTAACTGGTGTGGTTTCTAGCGCTCACCTTGTAGAGCCCAAGGAAAATCAACTGCGTCAACGTTGGCTGCAGGAAAACGCCATCAATGACGATTGATCCACAAGACGCCTTAGCTTCACTGCGCCAATGGCAGCTGGAGCAAGACAACTCAGGAAGATTCCGTGTTTACAGGGATCAACATGGGCAGATATATCACTCTGTCACCCATATCCTGAAGAACACAGCCCCTCAATCACAGAAGGATGCATTGGAGCGCTGGTCACAACGTGCTGGCAG